TCGCCCATTGGCTTAGCGCTTGCGGGATGCGATGCCGCGCAGTGCGGCGAGGATCAGCTGAACCCAGCCGTTGGCCTTGACGCCAGGCAGCAGGCTGAGGATTTCGGAGCCAGCCAGCAAGGAGGCCACGATGCCGGTTACTTGCTCGGGAGTAGGGGCGGCCATAAGAGGGGGTGTCGCATAGGCAGCCTAGCCCGCAACGGTTGCATAGGCAGCGGCTCTGCACAGCGGCGGCGCTGTAGCGCAGCGCTACGGCTTACCTTGGCCTCGGCGCAGTTTTCGACCGTGGCTGGGTTTGCTGTGCTGGCCCTGACCTTGGCGGGTGAGCTTGGGCTTGCCTGGTACGTGCTCGACGCGAGCGGTGCCGGTTTTGCTTTTGACAGTCATAGATCCAGGGAAAGCGCCTACAGCTTAGGCACTTTGCCCGGAGAGCGCACTAGGAGAAACGTGGACTAGGATCGCACCAGCGCTTCTACCCTTCATGACTGCTTGCAGGTTTTCTACATTGGCTTCTGACATGCTGGAGGCTGCTAGTAATGCCGCTTCCTCGGATGCGGATATGGTGCCCTACCTGGCTATGCGCTTGGCATTAGCAGCGGCACTGCATGTGCTAGCAGACGGCGTAGCGCCGGAGTTAGAGGATGTAGGCGTAGCGCCGGCTCCCGCTTTAGCTGTAGCAGATGAGGCAGTGAAAGAACGACTTAATGCGGATGCAGCTGCATGTAGAGCGCAGCGGGCCGCGACTAGGCAAACATTGATTGCGCTTGCGAATGAGTATACAGAAACGGTCCAGGGCGAAGAATAGAATGCCTGGTTCGCAGTTTAACTAGCCGTGTAGTCGCTAGCCCAGTAGCCTGTGTCAACGTATGGGCCTACCTGATATTGCCCCAAGCTAGCCAAGGTGACTTCTCCGCTAGCGGTGATGCCGTTTACCTGTATGTAGTAAGTACCAGTTAATGCACCCACAATTTCAAAGGTTGTGCCCTGGACTACTAGCGTTGTAAAGTTGTCGGATTCGTAGCGATAGCGCACGCGGAATTGAGCTATACCCTGGGGAGGCACCCAGGTAAATACAACCTTTTTTACGATTACGCCATTTATGTCAACGTCGGCTTCGATGCCGCGTACGTCAGTGGGAGCTGGCGGCAGTGGATTGAGGTTTGTCAGACTGCGCGGGGCTAGTTTTTCGCCTGCCTCGACGTATCCATATTTAGCTGCAGAATATGCTAGAGCCGATACAACATAAGTTGTAGCATCTTCCTCCTTAACACTAACTACACGCCATGTGGAGGGCGCCACAGTTGGATTTTCAATAATCCATACAGAATTTACATTAGGGGCTACGCTGAACGGCGTGCTTACATAAATTATACCGCCTGCAATGCTGCTTATGCCACGGGACTCTACTACGCCTGTAGGCAGGATAACGTGAAGTACAGCTTGAATTAGGCTACCTGATAAATCTGTTTCAGCAGCGTTGTCTACAGTTACTTGCGAAGTAGTAGCGGCTGCAATTCTCCCTGCTCTGCGCGAGCCCATGCGCAGCGGATCGGCGATGCGGACGAGTTGCCCAGGACGCACCTGATAACCCGCTTCAACACCACACTTAAACGATACTACTTCTGTTTCGTTTTGTTCCGTGTAGAGCAGCCATCTACCTATCCGATTTGCCTGACCCCTACTGGTACAAGCAAAGGCTGTAATGTCAGCTCTAACCACACCATACTTATCTACGGATGCAATATCTTCAACTGCCTCGTAACCAATGTCGCGGAGATCGTTGTCGAAATAGCTGATAACAGCCACGTTCGGCCGTGCCTTTAGGCTTGATCCGCTATAGCTGAAGCCTTCCTTAGACACGTTGGCTGGGCTGAATAGATATACCGGGTCTGCGGGTCTGTCCTGTGCGATAGTTAACGCACCAGACGCCCAGAAACCCTGACACCGCATGACAGAAAGTAGATCATTGATGAGCTTGTATGCGTCGTCTGACGTTTGGATAACCGCGTTGCACGAGAAGCGGGCTTCTTGTCCTCCGAAGCCATCGGCTACAAGCTCGTTAGCGTACTTTGATGCGGCAAAAAATGCCCACTTATCGAGTTGCCCTGGTGCGATGTGATCACCGAATCCGTAACGGCCATCGGTAAGCAAGTCCCACAAAATCCAGGAAGGGCAGGAGGTCCAAACGGCAGAGCTAAATGTGCCGTTCCAGACGAAGTTTGTTGGGTAGATAATCCGTCCCGTGGTGGAGTCTACTGTGACCCCAGAAGGTATTTGAACTTTTATACCTTTAATCAGGTAACTGCGCTGTGGTACGGAATTGAACTGCTGTGCGTTTACTCGTAGACCTATAAGGGCGCTGTTTGGGTATGCAAGACGAATGTATGTTATCTCCGTGTAGCTAGTCCAGGCGAACTCGTTGCTGAGCAGCTGACTCCCGCTATCTGCAGTAACTCTAGTTACACGCACATCAACAACCACCCCTGGCGTCCTACTGTTCAGGGCTACGACATACTGTTTGTCGTATCTATCGGAAGTTCTGCCAGATATAGTATCGACGACTGCATCGACGAACCCAGTGCCGCTGTACTGTACGGATATGCGCAGCGTTACGGATGTACCGTAGGTATCACCGTTGGTGTTGTCGATGGATTGCAGCGCAGGGATTGCAATCTTTACTCGTACTGCGTCTACCTCCGAGTTTGTAATAGAACGGGTAATAGGTATGGCTTGACGTACCGTAACACCTACGTTTACCTCGTTTTCAACACCACCCGAACCCAACGGCACCCAACCTTGGTCTTGAGTACCATTCTGCGTAAATAGTTCTACGTCCTCAAAGTTGTAGCTGTTGTCGTTATTTTGTAGCGGCGTATTATTTATGTATACAGATTTTAGGCCATCGACTAGACCTTCTATTTCGCCCTCAGAAATTAGGTCAAGGACATGCGCGTACTGTACGGAGTTAAGACTATCTGGGGCTGTTACCGGCACGCGGGTTCCGCCGCCGCCGCCCCGTCCTTTCCCGTCACCGCCTCCAGATCCGACAACGGTGTCCGCGCCTAAGCCCGCGTTGTGAACGCGGACGCCGTTAGCTATAAATGTGTGATACTTATCTACTGTAAGATTGTATACAGATGTGTTAGGTAGTTTTGCGCACCCCTTGTACGGGCGCAGGTGGTTATTTACGTCTACGAAACAGTCGTCTAAGCTCAGTGTGCTTATCTCTACAAACGTGTTGAACTGGTTAAGTACCCAATGGTTTGGCGTAGCGTCGATATAGCGGGAACCCCATAGATTATATCTAAATACTTCGTGATTTTCGTGTACGTGTATGGCCAATACGGAGGCTTCATGCAGCGCTCCCGTATCATCAAACGCAATAACTGTGTCTCCAGCTTTTATAGTAGCGATACTTACATCACCGTCAGGTGTACGCACCAGCGTGTCATACGTGAAGCATCCGCCTCCGCCCGCACCGATAATCGAGTTACGGTCGCTAGTCATGGTGCCACAAACGTGTTGGTTAACTCTGAGCGTATCCAATAATTATCTCCGCAAGCGGAAGCTGTGCGCGTTACAGTGTTGGAAACTATAACACCTGCTGAATAAAGCGTACCGATACCAACAACTGTGCTAGGAGCGTATATTGATGTCATGTTTCCAGTAGCCCAGACGACGACTGCTTGCGTATTGGATATAGGTCTAAGTAAAACCCGCCCATCGACAAGCCAGCCGTTGGCGCCGTCGATAGCATTACCGTTTTCTATAACGCCATTAGGGCCGAAAAGACAAGTATCCCAGTCATAAAAAACCAAATACTTAAAGCGTGTAGACGTGTCGATGTGTCCAGGGTATGTGTATGAGGCCGCGTAATCTCCGGCTGGTACGTCGGTACTTACACCAGCAGAAATGACTACGCTGCCTGTTAGACGCTTCCCGTACACAATGGGAACCGGAATGCCTTGACGTGATGTTTGTTGAACACCCGAAAAACTATAACTTTTTTGTGGATCGTCCTGTGTGTCTTGCCCTTTAGGTAGGATTGGGACCGGCGTGAGCAGTTGCGAAACCCCGCCCAGTACCAGACTCGCGCCTAAGCCGAAAAGCACAGGAGCTACAAGGGCACCGATACCTGGAATAAACGAAAGACCGATAAGCACAACACCGAGGATGATGCGTCCTACCGCGCCAGCGCCACCTATGACTGGAACGATTTGGATGTCTTGGCTGCCTACTGGTGCGTGAAGATCGTCCTCGGCCAAGGTGTACGTACCGACAGCAACTTTATAGTAGCTGTCGCTCATGTGCTGCTCAATACCTGCAAAATTAGCAACTAAAAAACGCACTGCGTCAGCAGCGCTGCGTACATCAGCATACAAGACACGAGTACCAACAAACTTGGCAAGCGCACCGTATAACCGTATTCTACGAAGCATAGCGAAGTCTCCTCCCGGTACACTTTACCAGCCAACCGCCGTAGAGGTCGCGGCTGCTTAAGCGCCCTTGCATGTGGTGTAGAATCATGCCTTCGCCGATGTAGATGCCGCAATGGTTTAGTCCTGCGGCGCAGCGTATAGACATAAGTAGGCCGTCTCCTGGTTGCAACTCTTCGTCTTCTTGCAGTTCGCGGAAACCTGCTTCGTTCCAGCAGCTGTCAAAGCGTGGAGAGTTGATAAAGTCTTGCGGGTTCAACGGTCTGTCCCAGTCGGGAAGTGCAATGCCTTGCTCGGCGTACCAGTCTCGTGCCAGCGTCCAGCAGTCTTGTACCGCCCATACCCATCTGCGACCGATAAGCGGGGAGGTGTAGCCGCAGGGAATGTACTCTCCCCACGACTCCGTAACAGGGCTTACGATATACCACGGTACTCCCGTTTTTTCAGCAGCTACTTTGTCTGCGTCACTAGGAACAGCAGGCGTAACAGGATGGCTATGCACTACGGCGCTAACTTCGCCAGTATCTTCTGCGGAAGCGTAATCGCTTGGTTCTATAACAAACATCTGCTCTGAATCAGAAGCGATATTAGCGCACGGCCAGTAGATTTTTTTACCTTTTACAACTACAACAAGGCCACAGCTTTCTTTAGGAAATTGCTCTTTAGCATGTTCAAGTGCGTGGCTTTTCCAATCCATGGCTTATACGAAGAACGTACCGATACCAGGGTAGCCGCCAAATGGAAGGCTGTCTAGCGGCAAGTTGTACTGCGCGAAGAATGCCGTGAACCTCTTTTCGCAGCTTGTTACCCGTTTTCCGCATACGTCCAATGCGGGGGAAGCTACGGGATTGTCATTAGCGTCAAAATATACTGTTCCTGCATAGCTACACTCGGGTGAACGGTACACCCATTGGCACCTAGCTACGCACTGTCGCTTAGGTGCTCTTACCGCAGCTAGGTCAAATGCACTGGCGAGTTCAAATTCTACAACATCGCGTGTCTCGGCCGCTTTTCTATCTACATAGTAAATTTCACGGGGCCATTCTGCGGTAGGATCTGCAGTGGGGTTAGTGTTTGTGGAAAAGTTTACAGCATCCAGGTAGCGTGCCAGGGTGCGTATGCGTGTTACTTTGGCGCCTTCCAGACCGGATGGAAGGCTAAGCAAGGCGTTGGTTATGGTGCCCAGGACATTGGCAACCAGGAGTTTTGGACGCGGTAAGGAGCCTTCGCCTTCCCATTGAAAACCCTCCGCTTTGATAGGAAGCGCTTGATATGTGTTTGTTTGCCAAACTATCGCCGTCTCTATTTCGTTTACGCCTGCGTGAAAATAGTTGGTGAGGTTTATACCATGTTGCGTCGCATTAAGTTCTAATTGGTACAGCTCGATGATAGTGCCTGGATCGACGCCTTGTAATGCGCTGACTATGGTACTCATGTCTAATCAACTGCACCCTTGATCACGACAAAGGTGAGCACGATGGCTTCCGCTAGCGTACCTGTTGTGGCATTTCCTACAGCAATAGTTGTCGCGCCTGCTCCAGCCCGTGCGCTTAGTTGATAAGCGCCGAATGTTCCCGCACTACTGTGGTTTAGTGCAATAACATCGTTTACGCCAACCGTACTGTTAGTGAGCGTAAAACTCACAACCGCACCGGCTACAAGGGAAGCATTGTGCAGCGTAATTTTTCCGCATTTCTTATTGAGTGTCACTCCTGTGCTCTTACTTGTTGCTTGCGTTACCGCACCCCCTTCGCCGATGCCTGCCGCGTAGCCCGCCTTGTCTGTATTCAGGTTGCTAAAGTTGGCGTCTACTTCGGCGTGTGTGAGGGTACTACCTTTACCGGAGCGCGTTACAATGGTGCTCATGTCAGGTTACGCAGTGTTAGTACCGACGCATCGAGGAAAAACGTAGCGCCACTGCTGGTAACATTTGCGCCAAAATCGTCATAACCAACGAGTTCATCTGCGGATGACGCTCCACCTCGCGCTCTATAGTACACAGCACCCCTGGCCGTGAACGAGGCTGTAGGCCAGTTTACCGCGCTAAATGTAAGTGTTACTTCGTTGTTAGCTGTGGACTTTGTTACGGTACAAGTACAGGTAATGCCGCCAGCGGTGTAACCAGCACCACTGACTTCATTAGTAATGTCGGATCGTTTAGTATGCGTAAGTTTGTTCGGCGTATAACCGGATGAAACTAGCAAAACTCTAAACGTATTAGTATCGAAGTCTAAATTACCTTTAGCGCTGTCATCTATGCACGATAGGTAAATTACGCTGGCCATGGGTCTGCAGTGGGGAAACTGGTCGGCTTACGGGAGCTGTAACACAGTCAGCATACATGCGCAGTGCAGTAAGTGCTGCCGTCCGGGAACCGGATGCGGTGGGGCAGGGGTGCGGGAGTGGCTTGGCGGTGTGAGTAGAGCATCAGAAGTTCGGGAAAGGACCACTCGGAAATACATCTGGGCGGGCGACGCCTTTGGTGATGCGGAGATCGTCGATGTAGCCCGGCATGTAAAAAGTCCCAACGCCACTGATCCATCTGCCGATGTGCAGGTTGTCGCTGTTGATCTTGTTGTAGCTTTGCGAAGTGGTAATTGTTGATCCGATCTGCACGTTGTCGATCAATGCGCGAAGACTTGTGCCGCTTCTGGTGATCCTGACGTGATACCACGTGTTGACTGACGGGGACCACGCGAAGGTGTGAAACACCTCAGTTGGATGATCGTAGCGATACCAGTAAAGGTTCCCACCAGTCCAGTACAACGCCCAGCCGCATGTAGTAACAGGACCGCCGCCAATAGCACCATCGCCAAGCGAAAGCAACACAAGTGTGGAGCTTACAGAATCAAACCGAGCCCATAGTTCTACATCAAAATCACCTGTGCCAAGCTCAAATGCACTATTGACCGGAATAGTCAGAAAGTCTCCTGCACCGTCAAAGTATCCGCTTGCACCGCCCCATTTGCTCTGAGCCGTGCTTATCTGCGCGTTGCCATTAGCCGTGACTGTAAACCCGTTGCTGCTGTTATCCGTAAACGTCGTGCTGCCGTTGCTGCCATCCATGTGCAGCAGCAGGCTTACGTTGGCGAAGTATTCATCGTCTGCACGTGGCCAGATGTTGGCACGACGCGAATCACACTGCTCGCCACAATCCCAGATACCGCTGGCGCTAAGTTGAGAAGGGGTGCGCGACTTGCCGCGAAGGGCACCGTTGTAACCGAACATGGGCATGGCTAAGTCCTCGGCTTAGTGGAAGTGGTACTGGTGTTGCGGGAGTAGAGCATCAGAAGTTCGGGAAGGGACCACTCGGAAGTACATCTGGGCGGGCGACGCCTTTGGTGATGCGGAGGTCGTCGAGGTAACCGTCGAGGTAGTAACTTGTACTGCCTCCGCTTGCGTCTGAGTATGCGCCTACCCTTCTTATCTTTTTTGTTATCGACGCACTTGATGTCACTGTTCCTTGAGACGTATTATTGACAATAAGCTCCCAGCTATTGCCGGATCGTACTACCTTAACATAGTACCACGTTGTCGCGGACAAAGTGGTAGTGCCAGTGATCATTGGGGCGGAAGTGCTATAGGATTCCGCCCACAGGCTAATGACGTTTGGATATGAACTGTGATGCCATATAGCCAGCGCTCCAGTTGTACCATCCCAGCCGCTCTGCGCGATTACCCTAGTTCCAGAGAGTGAGTTAAAGTAGACCCAGCATTCAATGGTAAAGTCACCGGAAAGCAACAACTGATTTGACGTGTCAGAAAGCTCTAAGTACGAGGAGCTTCCATTAAAGAGGCCGCTGGCGCCTCCCCACTTGCTCTGCGCCGTGCTAATTTGCGCTGAACCATTAGCTGTGACTGTGAGCGCGTTGCTGCTGCTATCGGTAAATGTTGTGCTTCCGTTGCTGCCATCCATGTGCAGCAGCAGGCTTACGTTGGCGAAATAGGGATCGCCGCCAGTGCCTACGTTCAGGAATGGTGCAGTGGGTGGGGTAAAGTTGGCGGTGTAGCGGGTGACGCCTTTTGTAATTCTTAATTCATCCATGTAGCCGTTGATGCTCAATGAGCCGAAGACATAAGCTCCTATGCTAAACAAATTATTTGTGGAAGGGGCTACCAAAGAGTTTGTTGATGAGCCAAACGATGTGCCATTCAAGTATGCTTGAAGCGTGCTGCCAGATCGGCAATATGCTAAATGATGCCATTGGGTTGCAGATGGTGCCGCCATGCTAAATGCCTGGGGAATGCTGCCGGATATTTGGTACTGAACATATAGTGTCCCACTTACGATACCTATCAGGTAGTAAACGCCATCGACACTTGACCATGAGGCAGCGCCACCGCCTTTGCTGAGAAAAACTCCGTCGCCAGCACTGTTTTGATAAAACCAAAACTCAATCGTGAAATCCCCAGAAGGAAAGTCAAAATCACTAAGACCGCTAGAAATTGATAAATAGTCCCCGCTGCCATCAAAAGCCCCACTAGCCCC